ATACGACAAGCGCGGCGGCGTCGAGACGGAAAGGGTCGCCGGCTTTACGGAACAGTGGGGCGATCTGCTTCAGAGCGACGAGGCCAAGAAGCTCCGTGCGTACAGGTTCAATGGTGTGTTCTCATGATGACGCAACCCCTTGCAGTTTATAGGGCGGTCAGAACGTCTGACGGCCAGGGCGGTTACACCGAGAGCGTGCCGGCCCTTGTCACGACCGTGTGGGGTACGATCGAGGTGTACGAAAACGAGACGAAACGAGACGACCATTATCATCGATTCGGAGGAGGACGTTATAGTGGGCGACATAATACAGGTGGAAGAAGATGTCTGATGACCTAAGGGCCATACTCGAAAGCGTGAACGGGCTTCACGGAAAGATAGATACTCATTCACGTGACACGCACAAGCGCATTGATGATCTGGGCGAGAAGGTCAGCGGGTTGGCCATTCAAGTGACGCGGGTCGAGGGGGAAGTGCAGAGCTACAACCGCCCGTGTGCTGTTGTTGTTGGCGTCGAGAAGGACGTCGTCGAACACCTGGAGAATCACAAAGAGGTCAAGCGGATCACGGTCGCAAACGTCGCCCAGGCTGTCGTGACTGTTGTCTGTGCCCTGGTCGTGGCTTATGTAATATTCAAGAGGGGATGGTGATATATGCCAACGGTTACAGCTTCATATAGAGTTACCGCCATTAGCAAGATGCCGGCCAAGAAGAGGAAGGTCCTTGCTGTCGAGCGTGTACGGAAACCAATCAACCCAAAGGTACGATGAAAAAAGTGAGGCGGTTCGGAGTGGCCAAGGTGACCATCGACTTCCACCCCAAGGAAGTCATGGGGGCCGTCAAGGAAGCTTCCATTGCTCCATTGGCGAAGGCGGCGTTCATTGTGGAAGGTGCGGCGAAGCGGTCAATGAAAGCCGGCGGTCGATCGGCGGGACCACGGGGCGGCAAGGTCAAGACGCCCAGCAAAGCGCCGGCACCCCCTCACGTCCAGACGGGAAACCTTCGGGCGTCTATACATGTAGCGAAAACATCTTATGGGACCATGTTGGTCGGGCCAACGTATCAGGCTTGGTATGCGCGGCTTCACGAGTTCGGCGGCCGGCGTCACGACAAGCGCCCATTCATGCGCCCGGCCCTGATCAAATCAAAGGCGCGGTTCGCGCCGTTATTCAAGGGCTTGAAGCTGGCAAATACTCGGGCCGGCAGACTATTGAACAGTAAAGGGGCCTCATCATGATACCCAAGGCTATATATGACGTTATAGTTGCAGACGCTGGCGTGACGGTACAACTCGGGACATACGACTTTGGGATTGGTCCAAAGCCGTCCGTGTTCACATCTCGCGTGATTCCAGACGACGCCGAGCGAACGGCCATCCGCATCGAACAAGTCACGGCCATACCGTGGGGCACCCGAGACGCACGAGGTGCCGAGATATGGGTTGATGTAAATGTGTGGGGTGATAAAGTACAATCAGACAAGGCGCTCATCGATCTCGCCAATGATGTGTGGCGACTCCTCGACCGAGTGGACTTGACTGTGACGGGATACGTGAGTGTGTTGTGCCAGGCGGATGCACCGGAAAGCATTACTGATGCCGACGGCTTCCCTGGCTATGTGGTGAAGTGTAGGACGAAAATTATTGAGTGATGTGTCTTTGAAAGGAGACAATTATGGCCGCACCATTACCGGGTTTTGATTGTGTATTGACGTTCGGCGGGAATGTCGTGGGAAAGGCCCAGGACGTTGACCTGACCATGTCGGCTACCGAGATTGACGTGACAACTCGGGACGCTGGCGGCTGGAAGAAGTTCATCCAGGGATTGAAAGAGTGGGGCCTGACGACTGACCAGTTGTGGGTGCCCACGAACGCGGCGCTTCAAGCCATCCGCGATGCGTACCTGAACGGTACTGAAGTAGCGATCACCGTTCTTGATGAAGACGGTTTTGGGTGGTCTGGTTGCGTCATAGTCAGCGGGCTTGGAAGTCCTCAGCCGCTCGACGATGGCGTCCAGCTTAACGCCACCATGAAGGGTACTGGCGCACTGACGCCTGTTACCGGAACTAGCTAGTCAAAGACCCTATAACGGCGAGGGAATATTATGGAGAAAGCATCCTTTACAGATGCAAGTGACCGAGAATGGCATCCAGTTGTCACGGTCAGGGTTGTTCGAGAGTTTGAGAAAGCCTCGGGCATTGGGTTGTTTGAAGCGGTCTTTGACACGTTCGTTACTAACGCCGGCCAATTAAAGAAGGGCGCCGAGATGCCGGAAACCAGTTACAAGGAAGTGTTCCAGGTGGCCCAGAAGTTGTTTGGTCGAATGGAAGGCTTGGCGGTCCTGTTGTATGAGGGCTGTAGAAAAAATGGAGAGGGCGACGTGGTGGACGCATTCAAGCACCCCGTCACCTTTGATAATTTCTGCGACGCGATACAGCCGGAACAGGTTTCTGACGCCTTGACGTGTGCCGTGGCGAGTCTGTTCGATTTCTTCCCGAGCATGACAGACCTTGGCGGTAAAGAAGGGGACGACAAGAAAACAAACCCTACAAAGCGCGGCCTTGGGGATGGAAGGAAACCCACGAGCTAGCCGCGATTGCAGGGGTTGATCCCTGGTCGTACTCTCTGAAGGAATTAGCCTGGCGGGCGCACGCCAGACAGAGCCTGGCGGGCGCACGCCAGACAGATGCACGAGTGGGATCAAACGGCATGGATCTGTATGTGGATACCGAAGTTCACAAAGAAGCGTTGGCGCTTCGAGAACTTTCATCCACTACGCGGCAAGAATCAGGAGGTCAACTTGTTCCAGTTGGAGAAAGCTATCAAGGACGCGGCCGAGTTCTTGCCGGACACTGACACCAACGAGAACATCGATCTGCGTTGGGACAAGATCAAGGGCCAGATGAAGGCCATGGAGAACAATTAAAATGGCAGCAAGAGATCCGTCGAGCGGTAGGTTTGTGAGTTCCGGTAGTGTTAGGGCCGGCGGTGCGTTCGTTGAGATAGGCGGTACAATGGGGCCGCTCGATGCGGTCCTCGGAAGCGCCAGCAAGAAGCTCGACGCCTTTGGAACGAAGATCGCCACGCTGGGCGCGAAGATGGTCGCACTGGGCGCCGCTATAGGTGCGCCGATGGTGGCCGGCTTGAAGGTCGCTTCTGACTTTGGCGATGAGATGGCCTTTGTATCTACCATGTTGACAGAGAGCGACATGTCAAAATTCATGCCCGACTTCACAAACCAAGTGCGGGATCTGTCTGTCGCATTCGGTGAGTCAACCGACACGATCTCCAGGGGGTTGTTTGATATCCTGTCCGCGTCGATCGATGCCTCACAAGCGGCCGGCGTGCTGGTTGTTTCCATGAAGGCGGCCCAGGCTGGCTTCACAACAACCGCCGTCTCGGCTGATGCGATCACAACCATATTGAACAGTTACGGATTGAATGCGAACGAAGCGGCAAGCGTGTCCGACTTCCTGTTTGCTGTCGTGAAGCGGGGCAAGACCACATTCGAAGAACTGGGGCCGGCAATCGGAATGGTGGCATCCACCGCCGCAAGTGCTGGTATAAGCTTGGAAGAGATGGGCGCGGCCCTCTCGACCATGACCCGGAACGGTGTCAGGACCAACGTGGCCGTGACGGCGCTCAACGCCATAATTGCCACATTCCTGTCGCCGCAAGAGCAAGCGATCACGGCGGCCAAGCGGTTCGGCATTCAGTTAAATACTACCACGCTCAAAACGATTGGCCTTGAAGGTGTCTTGAAGAGACTATCAAAAGCCACCACGGAACAGGTGTCGGCGGTATTCAGAAACCGACGGGCAATCCGTGGTATTCTGCCAATGCTCAACGACATGAAGGGATTCACCAAAGACGTCGGCATTCAGATGGACCGGGCTGGATCGACAGAAGAGGCGTTCGAGAAGCGGACCAAGACCTTGGCGTTCGCGGTGCGGCAGTTGCGCCAGTCATTCGTGGATCTACTACGGCAGATTGGCATCAACCTCGAGGAAGACGTGCGGAAGGCCGTGGTCCGTGTGACAAGTTTCGTCCGCGGGATCACGAAATGGATTGGCGAAAACAAGGAACTGGTCCGGCGCCTGGCTGACACCGTCAAGTGGGTTGTCCTGATAGGCGCAAGCTTGATTGTTCTTGGTGGGATCTTGAAGGCTGTCGCTGTATTCCTTTCGCCTGGCGG